GCTTTGGCTTTATCCCAGGACATTGTTACTGATATTGCGTTTCAGGAAGAGTCGTTTGCGTTTACAGATTCGGCTAATGCGTCGAGGTTGGCTGCGTTTGTGTCGGGCAAGTTCATCTTTGTTCCGAATTTAGGCTGGCATCAGTGGGACGGTAATCGTTGGGTTTTGGATGAGACTAAGCAGATTGTGCAAGCCTCGATTGAATCAGCTTTTAATTTTGCTGAAAGTAGCCCAACGGAGAATGGAATCAAATGGGTTAAGAGGTCTCTTCAAGCAGGGTCTTTGAAGGCGTCAATTGATTTGGCTGAGTCAATTACTGATGTTGTCTGTCCTGCACGGAAGTTGGATTCGATGACGATGGAGTTGTGTACTCCGAATGGTGTTGTTGATTTGAGAACGGGTGTTCTTCGTGACGGTAATCCGTTTACCGATAGGCACACTAAACAAACAACAGTAGCGCCTGATGGGACTGCAACACCTAAGTGGATTGAGTTTCTTAAAAAATGGTTGTTGATGATGAGCGTATTGAGTATATTCAGGATTTGTTTGGGTTGGCTCTCATTGGGGAGTCTATAGAGCATGTGTTGCCGTTGTTTGTGGGTACTGGCGCTAATGGTAAGTCAACTATTCTTGAGGTTGCTTCTGGCATTCTGGGGGATTATGTGGCTACAATGCCGGAAAACTTTTTGTTAGATAAGGGTTTTCAGGAGCATTCGACTGAGATTGCTCGGTTGCGTGGGTGCCGGTTGGCTATTGGGTCTGAAACGAGACCTGATGGGAAATTCAATGAAGCTAGGGTAAAAATGTTGACGGGTGGGGATACTATCTCTGCTCGAATGATTGGCAAGAATTTCTTTGACTTTAAACCAACACATACTCTGGTTTTGGCAATCAACCATTTGCCTAAGGTTTCGGCTGGTGGTGCTGGGTTTTGGCGTCGAGTTCGTAAAATCAACTTTGATGTAGTGATTCCGTTAGAGGAGCAGGACAAGATGTTGGCACAAAATTTGGTGTCAGAGGAGGGTCCAGGCATTCTTCGTTGGATGATGGAGGGCGCTATCCGTGTTCTTCAGAACAGCGGGTTGCGTGAGCCTGAGAGTGTTCTTATTGCTACTAAGGAGTACCAGTTTGAGGAAGATAACATCGCTCAGTACATTACTGACCGTATCTTCATCAATCAGCACACGTCTTATGCTGTTGCCGATATTTATGACAACTATAAGTTGTGGTGCAATCAAGAGTCGGAGACCCCGTTGAATAGAACCCAGTTGATACGTGAGTTGTCTAATCGTTTGCCTATGGTGAAGGAAAAAACTAAGCGTGGTATCAAGTACACGGGTGTGGGGTTGTACGAAGGTTAAAAAGGATTGGATAGTGCAACTGATATGTTGTCAAAATTGATGACAGCTTTGCACGATGAGGAAGAAAGGGAAACATCATGAGTAAATGGGGAGAAGATTCTGAGGTCCCTACTGCTGGTGTAGGAAATTACGAATCACCTATCGATTACGAAAAGATAAAAGAAGAAGCTGATGAGACTGACACCGTATGAAAAGTGGGAGCTAAAAGATAAAAGCGCAAAAAGCGTCTTTCGAACTTATTGATGAGATTATCAAAAATTGGCAGGAAGCACCTAATAAAGTAGTGCAAATGGGATGGGAGATATTCAACGCTAAAAGACAAGAGGCTGATGATGCGTGGGACGTGTACACTAATGACGAATTACGCAAAGACAGATTGTTAGCAAAACAAGTTAGGTAAAATGTTTGAAAATGAAGGGGAGTTCTCCGATTCGGGGGACTTCCCCTTTTTTTTTGGAAGGAGGAGAAAGTGTACCTGAGGTCAAAATTGAAGACTTATGCACATTCTGTAAACAACATTTTCATGACGAGTGTGATTCTTTTTGGGTCATGGTTAATGACAGTGGTACAGCGTTTGAGTGGGTATCGTGTTGCTGTGGGGGTGACTTCGATTCGTACACGTACCTTAAGGAAGAGGAGTTAGCTTCTTATAGTAAGGCCGGAGGATGGAACTATGTTGGTCCCCTAGTTGACGATGAGCCTATTGATACGTATATTGAGGGTTTTGGTGGGTCTAAATCGCCTGACAGTTACGCGGACCCCCTATCGTCTGGAAGAAAAATGGCTGCCAAGGCTGCCCCGATTAAGCCTGGTTCAGTGTGCGAGTGGGCGTGGTTGTTGCAGGCTGGTGGTGGGGTGGTCCCTATCATGGGGTGTCCTGGTCGTCCAGCGTCGGACCGCCATCATGGGCCTGACAAGAACACGTTGAATAACAATGTGGGGACGAACCTGCACAGGATTTGTGATTGGTGTCACAATCAGTGGCACGGCAAGAATGACCCCCATTATGGGCCCAGGCCAGAGCGTGAGGACGGGACAGTGGATGCTTCTGTTCCGTTTACCCCGGTTGGAGGCTATGTTGACCATGACCCTAAGACGCGTGCTGTGGATGCTGACGTGTACAAGGAGGACGGTTTGCGCCGTGAAGAGGCGCGACGTCATGGGGCTGATATTTAGGGTGCTGTGCTGTTGTCTGTGGCGCCCAAGCGCACAAGCAAAGCATTAACAGACTGGTTGTAGGCGTCCGTACCTCGTTGGCCTTCAATGGTGAGCCCGTCAAGAATGAGGCTTGAGTCGGCACCGTCGTGAGTGTGGTCTCCGCGTGCAGCATCCCAGGAATTGAACCCAATCTGGTGGTGGAGGTCTGTGGCGCGACGGTACGATGTTTGACCGTGGAACCAGTCGAGGTAGCGGGATGAGGGCGCTTTTTCTGGTGTGGAACCGGCGGTGCCGTCGCGGAAGCGTTCTATCTGTTCTTCGCGTCGTTTTTTGTTGGCGTCTGCTGCTAACTCAACCATGCTGTTTCCTTAGTCGTGTATTGTGTTTTTTATGAAAAAAATCTTGGGGATTGACCCGTCTTTGACTGGTACGGGGCTTGCGCTTGCTACCAAATCGGAAAAAGGTGTTGTGAAGTGGGAGCACTTAAGTGTAGCGAAGAACAAACTGAGGGGCCATGAGCGCCTTCATTTTATTACGGACGCGGTCATGTGTTCGGTGGCAATCATGAAACCGGACGACATTATTGTGATGGAGGGGCCCAGCTTTAATAGTGGTGGGGCGAAGTCGCATGAGCTTTCTGGAAGTTGGTGGCTGATACGTCACGCCATCTACGAATGGGAACAAATGAGGCACGAAAGGTTTGAGAACCTTTTTGTTGTCCCGCCCAGGTCGAGAGCCAAATACGCTACCGGTAAAGGGAACGCGAAAAAGCCTGAAGTTATTGAGGCTGTCAACAGGTGGTATCCAGGGTGCGACGTTGTGGACGACAATGTTGCTGACGCTATGGTGCTTGCCACCATGGGGGCCAGGTTTTGCGGTTCTCACATAGACGAGGTGCTCCCTGAAGAGTTCGACAGGCTCACACCTCTCGCCACCATGAAACGCCAATAATGGGATACCGCGCTGCAAGAGGGTCAAACGCTAAGGACGAGCCCGTCGATTTCATGGCGATGATTCAAGACATTGAGCAGGAACTTCTCACCCAGGCGCGCCAACCCAACGCTCACGGTTACGTCCCCCACGCACGGCAACTAGAATTCCATAAACTGCCACATTTGGAGCGACTGTTCGTGGCGGGGAACAGGTCCGGCAAGTCTGTCGCGTCAGTGTTGGAGGGTGTCTGGTACACAACAAAAACTCACCCGTACCGTCCGAACCTTGTGGGTCAAGTGCGTGGGCGTGTGGTGTGTGTGGACTTCTTAAACGGTGTGGAAAAAATCATTCTACCCCTGTACAGGCAATACATGCCTAAAGAGTATTTGAAGGAAGGCTCTTGGGAGAAGAGCTACTCGGCAATGCACCACACGTTGACGTTAAAAGATGGTTCTTTTATTGAGTTTATGTCCCAAGACCAGGATGTTGATAAGTTTGCGGGAACATCAAGGCATTGGATTCATTACGATGAAGAGTGCCCGAAAGTTATTTTCGATGAGTGTCTCATGCGGTTGTTGGACACTAACGGGTTTTGGTGGATTAGTGAAACTCCTGTTGCAGGTATGGAGTGGATTTATGACGACCTGTACGCGCCCTACTTTGAGGACGTCGAGAATGGGCGGGAACCTAGGATTGGTTTAGTACAGATGGCTTCTGACGAGAACCCCCATTTGACCAAGGAGGCTTTGGACCGTATTTTTGGGAATATGAGCCCGGAGGACAGGGCTGTGCGTTTTGGTGGCGAGTATCTCGCTATCTCTGGTTCGCTATATAAACAGTTCAAGGAGATTACGCACGCAAACGAAACGTTTGAGGAGTTCCAGTTCGACCCCAAGATGATGCGTGTGTACTTGACGGGCGACCATGGAATCAGTAACCCGACAGCGTGGTTGTGGGTTGCTGCTGATATTAAGGGCGGGCTGACCGTTATTAAAGAGTATTACCAGGCTGGTGCGACTGTTGCCGAACATGCGGAAGCTATCCATAGGATAAACGCTGAACTGGATTGCACACCGTATTTGGTGACGGGCGACCCGGCGATGAAGCAACGTACTGCTGTGACGGGTACGGACATAATTTCTGAATACGCTAAGCACGGTATTTATATCAATGTGGAGGGTATCCCACGTTTTAAGCAACCGGGTATTAACAAGATTTTGCAGTATTTGTCGATGAACCCGAAGACGGGGAAACCTTTCTTGATGATGCTGAAAGAGTGCCATAACAGTATCCGGGAGCTTAAGGGCGCTAAGCAGATGCGTTTTGTGAACAAGAAAGTTGCAGCTTTAAAGAATCAGCCTGAGGGTCAGCGTGAGAAGGATGACCACACTACTGATGCTTTGCGGTATCTGATGACGTTCATGGCTGACTTGACGCCAGAAGATTATGCTGGTGAGAGCGATGACCATGCGGAGTATGCGGAGGGCTTGCTGGACGTTGTGTACAGTCATAGGTCTGAGTTGGAACGGCGGAACTCGCGGGCGCTGAACAACAGGATGGGCTCTAATGTCGGCTACGACTTCAACGGGATAGAGTAGCGTTGTGGTGTATCATTGTACTCATATAAATAAGGAGAAGTATGCCTAGCAGTAACACGAAATTTGTAGACGTCATGACTGTGTACCCCCAGAGGTGCGTGCTGACCGGCTACCCCAACAGCAACAAACAAGGGCAAGCCCTGGACCTAGGATTCCAAATCCAGGACTACGGACAAGTCTACGTTTCAGCGTTGGGCATGGGATGGATTGCGCGCCAGTTCAGCTACATTTCACAAGTCGAATCAGACGAAGCAGTCAACGTGGTCCACGAAGATTTGCGTGTCGCAAGAGCGCGCATCAAAGAACTAGAGACCGCGCTCTCACACGTACCAAAAACTATTGAAGGAGTAATAAATGGAATCAAACAGTTATCTATTGATGCTATTGGCGAGCTTGCTGGGGTCAACCACGCTGTTGACTCTCTTCCTGGTGGCGTGGTTGATGAAGACAGAATCACATCGGACAGCGATGTTGTTGTTGCCGATGACGAAACAACTGGATGATGCGATAACAATTATTGCCAGCAAGGATGCTCTTGCGTACAGCGAAATTAAGTACGCGCAACAGCGAGCTGCGGAAACATCGGAATATGAGGCACATGCGCGGTACAATTCAGGTACAACGTATGAAGCTGAAGAGGCGCGCCTGCAAGGTGAGCTTGACGACGAAGTAGAGATAGACAAGGAAGACTTAGATGCCATCACGCGGGCTGTCGGATAAAAAGTAAATAAAGACTTAGCCGAAGATGAGGCTATGTTGGCAGGGGGCCCTGCTGACATGACAGAGGACCCCGCCGAAGGCGGGTCCCCTGAGGACAACCGCACTTACGAGCGTGACATGAACCCCAAAATGCTTGATGCTGCTCAGGTCCTCAAGTTTTCTAATAGTCCTGACGGGCGCAAACTGGTCGCGTGGGCTAAACGTCAGTACAACACGATGCGTGAAGTGCGCTGTTCTTACGAACGCCAATGGTACACAAACCTTTCGTTCTATATGGGCAAACAGTATGTGGACTGGAGCAAGCAAGAGGACAAGCTGATTCCTCTCCCGAAACTGGATAAGTACACACCCAGGATTACGGTCAACAAGATTCGCCCCATCATCCGTACCGAGATTGCAAAGCTCACCTCCGGGAAACCCACCGCCAGCGTCATGCCCGCAAGCAACGACGATGACGATGTGTTCTCCGCAAGAGCTGGTGAGCAAGTGTGGGAGTCGCTCTACTTCAGACTCAACTTTGATAAGACCATCAACGAGGCAGTGTTCTGGCTGACCATCACCGGGACTTCGTTTATCAAAACGTACTGGGATGACCAAAGCTACGATGGTGGTTCCGAAATTTATGGTGACGTGAGCTGGGCTGCTCTCAGCCCTTTCAACGTTCTTGTCCCCGACCTGGTCAGTGAAGACATCCAGGACCAGCCTTACATTTTCTGCGTGTACAACAAATCTGTGGAATGGATTGAGCTGGCCTACAAGGAGATGCTCCCCAAAGATTTCAGCATCTCTCAGGACTCCCAGTTGGAAGACATTATGTCCCCACAGAAGATGGGTATCGCCCCCAACAAACAGGCAACCCCTGACAGCGCCACCCTCATTGAGGCGTGGATAAAGCCGGGCACTACCAAGATTCTCCCCCAGGGCGGGTTTGTCACCATCGTGAATGACCGCATTATTCAGGCGGGCCTTACCGGGCTCCCTTACGGTCACAAAGAGTACCCGTTCGCAAAGATTACGCACATCCCTACAGGCAGGTTCTACGCTGACTCTGTTATTGCCGACCTTATCCCCCTACAAATCGAGTACAACCGTACACAGTCTCAAATTATTGAGGCGAAGAACCGTACCAGCAAACCACAAGTGCTTTTCGATGAAGGCTCCGTGGTCCCCCAGAAGGTTACGACTGAGCCTGGGTTGTGGATTCCTGTACGCCCGAACGCTATCCGACCCTCCCCGTTGCCTTTGCAGGACCTACCAAGCTATGTGGTCCAGTTCAACGAACGCCAGCAAATGAACTTTGAAGACATTTCGGGCCAACACGAAGTTAGCCGGGGGCAAGCCCCTGGCGGTATTTCTGCTGCTACAGCTATCGCATACTTGCAGGAACGTGACGACTCGTACCTGGGGCCGACTATTACATCGCTCGAAGATGCTGTGGAGCGTACTGCCCGCCAGTCGCTCTCACTGTGTGCTGACTACTGGGACGTTGAACGTTTGGTGAAAGCTACAGGTGAGGATGGTGGCTACGAGGCAATCCTTTTGAAGGGTTCTGACGTGGCACGCGGTACAGATTTGCGTATCGAAGCGGGGAGCGCATTGCCCCAGTCGAAGAGTGCGCGCATGGCAAACGTGATGGACTTCATGAAGTTCGGGTACATGTCACCGCAGGAAGGTTTCGAACTGCTCGACATGCCCATGTTGCAACAGTGGACTAACCGGCGTGCTGTGGATAAGCGGGCTGCTCAGCAAGAAAACATTGACTTCAAACGTCTCACGCAGGAGCAGATGGCGGAAGCTGACTCCATGTACGCGGAGAAACTCCAGATGGGTGAAGTGCAGATTGACCCGATGACGCAAGAGCCACCTCCCCGCCCTAGTGTTATCCCCATCAATGAGTGGGATAACGATGATGTTCATATTGAGATTCATGAGCTAATGCAGAAGGGCGCATCGTTTAAGATGCAACCCCCTTACGTGTTGGATGAGGTAGCAAACCATGTTGCACAGCACAAAGTGCGTCGCATGTTGCGTATGGCGGGCATGATTCCTGCTAGTGGCCCCCAGCCTGGAGGAGCATATGAACCTGGTAACTCGGGAAGTATTGAACCGGCTGCTGGTTCTGATGGTCCTGGCGCACAACCTATGGGGATGCCACCCCTGCCGGGGATGAATGATGGAATGGGCCCTCAGCAAGACCTCTAACATGATAAAATCACGTCATGGTTGACGACAGGGCTGTGCGGTTTCAGAACCGTGCGCCAGTACAGAAAAGTACATCTCAACGCGACGCGTACCTCAAAGCTCTCACTGACTACGGGAACACAAGCCGTCCTGTAACCCCACCCCCTGCTGCTAAGCCTGCTGCGGTGATGCAGTCGGACCAAAGAAACATTGGTCAGCAAATGGTGGACAAGTTTAATAACTGGATTCGTCAAAGCGGGATAGGAAACTACCTGCCGGACTCTGAAGAAGCTGCCCAGACAGCACTCGAATTAACTATGCCTTTCAGCGCGGATAGGTTGACTGGTACTAGAGGGAGTCTTTCGTCGCGCCAATCCAAAGCAGACAACCCACTACCGTTCTTCGCAGATGGTGCGATGGCGTTAGGCGGGTACGGAGTAGGCGCTGGGGTAGGGGCGGTAGCCAAAAAGCTCGCGCCCTACGCTCCACTTGCAAAAGGCGTAATACAGCACCCCGCACAAGTAGCAAAAGGCACATCGCATCTTGCGGGCATAGGGATGCCTCGTAATAAAGCTTTCATTGCATCAGCAGCAAACCCCTCGGGGGCAACCGCTGTTAAAGGGTTGACCGCAGATGAACTTATAGACATTCCGGGCCCCATACAAGCAGCTTATCTAAGAGCTACCATGGTACACCGTTCAAGGAACGCGCGCTTAAGCGAGTCCGACACTCTCCTGCACCCCCGCGACGTCCCGATAGATTCCGGCAGGGCCACAGGGGACGGCACATACCTGGCTAACAACGGACAAATTTCGGGAGCCAGGTTTGGCGGTTTTGGCGACAACGAATACAAGCCCAAACTGTCTGTTTTTGACCAAATAAAAAGGGCGCAAGAATCAAAAGGCTACATGACAAACGATGTAGCGCGAGAAATGGGTATAGATTTTGTGGGCGGGACTAGCTCTATCCGCAAGGGGGGCTCCCAGACCACTGGGCCTAACGTCAATACAAGATGGGACGACGAAATCGTCCAAGATTTGAGGAGGCAGGGTTATGAGGGGTGGCGAGACGACAGCGCGACTGTTGACTGGAATATAGGGGTGCCGGGTCAGACAGGGCTCGAAAAACGTAAGGCTGTCACTCTAGAAACAATAAACGATTTTCTGATGAGAAAAACTGAAGTCGCTTCTGACGCAATACAAAGACCCATAAGTGTTGTGGGGGACAGTCTCCAAGAAGCTTTCCGAAAAGATGAAGTGCTACCCCCTTGGTTCTTGGACGCGTTCACGAAATGGACCGAAAGAAGAGGGTCTGTTCTCAAGCCCTACAGGGGCCCCGCCATCTTGAATAAAGGAAGGACTAATGGCGGTTGGGGGGACGCGATTTTCGCTGGAGACGGGCGCCCCTACCGCCCCAACGAAAAGTTGACTGAATTGTTTTATAACTTGTCGTTACCGTACAAAAAAGTTCAAGGGGCAAGGATGGGGATGCAAAGCAAATACGATGACGCGCTGAAAAATTACAACAACGCAGAAAGAGAGCGTATAGCAGACGCGAACTACCCCGAAGGCTCAAAACTCCCCCGCCCCCCTGTAATGAGTATGTACGGGGTAGAGCCCATGCCCCCTCCTGGGTACGTTCCGGGGGCAGCCCCTTCTGAACCGGGCCTTATAGACTTTCTGAAGGCTCTCAAAAACCAATAGCCCGTATGCTACAGTTAGTCTTATGGCTAACCAAAACGATAACAAAGTAACGCTCGCAGACCTGGACCTCAGCGGAATTGAGGGCTTTGAAGGGTTTGAGAACACTGACGACAACACGCCCATCGAACCGGTTGAACCAGTCGAGCCTGTAGGCGACGAAACGCCCGCCGACGATGACGGGGCTGTAGAGCCCGTAACCCCCGTAGATAAAGGGGAAAAGCCCGTCGACGATGGGCCAATCTCTTGGGGCGAAATCGAAGACATCGTCCCCGAACCCCTCCACGAAGACATTAAACCTCTCGTTGAAGAATGGCGCAGACAATACCAGCGCGTCATCGAGGAAGCCACCCCGTACCGCAAATACGCGGAGCAAGGTTTCACGGAAAAAGATATGGACATGGCAGTCCAAATCCAGAGGGCCCTCATACAGGACCCCCGCAAATTTTATGATGGTCTAGGCGAAACTTATGGGTGGGGACGTGACGCGCAAGCTGCCGAACAGCTCGCCCAACAGCAAGCTGCAATCCAAGCGCAAAAAAGACAGCGACCCAACAACAACGACAACCTGTTCATGGATGAGTGGGACGACTCGACAGAACAGCAAGCGCCAGAAGATGACAGCCCAGCATCAAAACAGCTCGCAGAAGCCATGGCGCGCCTCGAAAGAATGGAACAGTACCAGAACGACACGAACACAAGACAAGTTCAAGAGCAACAGCAAGCTGCGGGGCGTGCGCAACTAGACAGCGAACTGAACAAGTTGCAAGAAAAGTACGGGGACTTCAACCGCCAAGAGGTTGTAAAGCGTGCAATCGCGAACTCTTCCCAAGGCGGGGAGCCCAGCGTGTCGAAAGCTTTCCACGAAATGCGTGACTACGACGAAAACATTCGTAGGAAGTACGCATCGAAACGTCCCCCCAAAGTTATGGGTAGTGGCAACGGGATGAACGCCCCCGAACCGCCCGACCTCACATCAGAAGATTCCAAGAGAAGTGCTGCTTTGGCTTTAGCGATAAGGTTGGGCGCACAACAATAACGCAAATTATGTGAGACTCTGGTAACATTTTCTGTGAGGCCGTCCTTACGGCTTGGTAACAAAAGAAATAGCATTACCCCCCAAGCCTACGAAAGGAAAACATTATGGCTGATGGCGTATCGCTTTCCATCGGAACTGCAATCCTTAAACAGATTTATTCCGAAGGTGTAAACGAGCAGATTAACAACGAAACGGTTGCTCTTGGACACATCAAGAGCACCTCAAAGAACATCACAAACGTCGGTGGTGCTGGAGTGAACTTCACTGCACACTTCGGACGTAACCACGGTATTGGTGCACGAAATGAGCTTGAGGTTCTGCCCACAGCGGGACAGCAAACTTATGCTCGTGGTTCCACCGGACTGAAGAGCCTCTACGGAGCGATTCAGTGTACCGGTCAGGTCATGTACCAGGCAAAGAGCAACCCTCAGGCTTTCATTGACTATGTCGGTGAAGAAATGTCCAGGCTGAAGGAAGACCTTGCTAAGGACCAAAACCGTCAGGTTTATGGTGACGGGACAGGGACACTCGCAGTAACTACAGCGACGTCTTCGTCTTCCACCGCCATAGTTGTGGACTCAGTACAGTACCTCGAAATTGGTACTCGTCTTGACGTTCTCACCTATGCCACCCTCGGCAACCCCACGCCGACAGTCCGCAACACGAACTACCTCACCATCTCAGCAATCAACGAAAGCACCTTGACCATCACGGTTGATGTTGCTCAGTCGGTTACTGTTGGTGACGCGCTCGTGCGTTCCTCGAAAGTCGGCGCTGTCGGCACAAACTCGTGGAACAAGGAATGGACCGGATTCGGTGCAATCATCAAAGACTCGGGAACTATTTACGGTATCGACCCGGCAACCTACGGTGATTGGAAGTCGTACCTGGCGGTGCCTGCTGACGGTGGTGGGGCTCTCGTTGAGCTTGACCTCGACAACATCATCCAGAACGTTCGCAAAAAGGGTTCACGCCCAAGCCGGATTATCACCACTCCTGGTGTGTACCGGGCTTACTGGAATGCGCTTCAGGGTATGCGCCAGTTCGTCAACAAGACCGACCTTAACGGTGGTGTTGGTGGCGGGCTTTCGTTCACGACTCCCTACGGTGACATTCCGATGATGACCGACTTTGACGCACCTGCTGGTGTGGCATGGTTCCCCAACGACAAAGAGCTTGCTCTCAACACCAACGTAGGTTGGGAATGGATTGATGAGCAGGGTGCAACCTGGCAGAAGATGCCTGGTGTTGACGGGTTCATCGCAGAAATGCGGAACTACTCTGAGCTGACGACTTATCGCCGGAACGCCCATGGTAAGCTGAGTGGTATCACAGAGGTCTAAAAACTTCTCTTCTCCCCTCACAACAAGAAACCCCCGCCACAACCCTTCCTGGCGGGGGTTTCTTGTATCCTTAACGTATGGTTACTTTATTTAAGAATTTGGACTTGCCCCCAGCGGGTAGGGAAGCAGCACAAATCATCAACGATTACAACCATGAGTTGTTTTTGGAGAAGCTCCCACCGGGGCACCCGTACCTTGCCGACCAACCCAATAAACCCTACGCATTGTTCCATAAACCCATGGGGTTGCCGGAGTACATTATTGCTGCATACCCCGAAAGTATGCTCGACGCCCGCATTGTTGCCCAAGTGTTCGAGTGGGATACACACCGGTACGGGAAAAAGCTGGACAAGTTTGATGCGTTGGGGCACGCGAGGCGCGTCATGGACGAACGCCGTAACGCTGACCGAAAAGAAGAAAAGCGTGAGATGATGGAATATAAACTCGACAAGAGACGCTGGAGTTAACTATGCCCGCAGAAATCTTTACCAAAACTGGCACTCAGGTGTCTGTGCGTGTCAAACGCCAGTTTGGGGACCCTGATGGGCGCCAAATAACAGATAACGACATTCTGCTGTGGATAAACTCTGCACAGCAAGAGATTGTCTCCCAGAACCCTATTCTGAAGGAAACTACGGATACTGACGTTGTATCAGGGCAGGACTTATACACATACCCTGCACAGCGAGTGCAATATATTGAGGCCCTCCATTACAGTGGTGTGCCGTTGCAGTATTACTCTTTCCAGGAAGCACAAGAGTATATTCTTTCCACCCCTGACGCTGCCACGTACCCCACAAACGTGAAGCCTAAGATTTGGTATGAGCGTGCAGGGAACGTGTACTTGTACCCAAAACCAATGGAAAATGTAACAAATGGGTTACGACTGTTCTATGTGGCGCAACCCCTAGAACTCGATGCGCTGAGTGATACGCTGACCGTCCCAGACAAATACTTCCAGCGTGTCGTGGACTTTGTGTTAGCCAGGGCGTACCAGTTGGATGAGAACTGGGAAGCTGCCCAGTACAAGCAGCAAGAGTATTCGATTGCTATGGGGATGCTCGCGAACCAACAAAACGTGGGGCAAACAAACACATACCCCACTAACACGGCGCGTATTGAGGACCTCTAATGGTGGGGGCAACATCACAGGATGGTTACAGTGAGTTAGGTAAGAGCAGCCGGTCACAACGTGTTGACCTTAAATCCTTCAACGGCGGGCTCAATAACGTTTCTGACATTACAACCATTGACGACAGCGAACTGCACGAATCAACCAACTTTGAGTTGGACTCCAACGGTTCCCTCGTATCCAGGCCCCCCATTGTCAAAATAGCTGACCCCCCAGTCTCTACTGAGACGATGGAACATTTGGGGTATTACACGGACACCGACCAAGTTATTTACGCTGTTATTGCAACGTCGCTCGGCACATACCTGTTTGACACGGTCAATGAAACCTACGAACAAATGACGACTATTGTGGGGTCGGGGGCAGCGCAACACAACGACGACCTCTACATTTGTAGCTCCACTGTGCCGGGAGGGTACTGGAACGGCACAAGTTTCACCCAACTCAACGGGGTGGACCCCATGCCTGTAGGGGAACAGCTTGTGCTGCACAAGTCACGGTTTTTCCTTATTTCGCGAAACGCGTCATACAACCGGGGACGCATCTACTTTTCTGACATTACGACTGCTGTGCCTACCAGCATCAACGACTGGGACTCTGATAACTACTTTGATGTGTCAAGGGGTGACGGTCAGCTCATCACCAAAATTCTGTCGGCCCCCAACGAACTGTTCATTTTTCGTGGGCAAAGCACGTATTACTTCCGGTATGAGACAGCGCCCATCGCTGGAACATTACAAGTGTTGGACTCCACTGTGGGGGCCGACAATAGATACTCTGTTGCAGAGTACGAGTTCTCGTACCTGGTATTAAACAATGGGCGCCTGTACAGGTTCGTGTCATACCAGTTCTACCCACTAAACGACATTCGTAGAATCCAGTTCAAGCAGACACAGATTACTTCCGAACTGGAACTCTTTTCCGCATTAACCGTATTTGGGAGGCGCGCTGTTGTCTGGTTTGGTGGTGGCATGTATGTCCTGGACCTCGAAAGCGGGTCGTGGACGTCATGGGACAGCCCAACTACACGTTTTGGTTGGGGTATCCTTGTGCCCCGAGTTCAAGACGATTTGACGCCTGACAGCATGATTGGTGTTACAGGGGTTCTCACCACGAGTTTCAACGGCTTGTACAAAGCCACGGACGCGTATTTGTACGAAAACGTTGAAGAAATAGTGTGTACCGCGCAAACCAAATCCTTCGACTTTGAAATCCCCGACCATTGGAAACGCCTGTTTTACTGGTCGGCTGACGTGTTTACGGCCCGCGACATTGACGGTACAGCAATACCTGTACAGTTTTCTTCTGTCGTAGTGTCATGGGATGACATGGAAACGTACACCTGGGATGGGTTAGAAGCTGGTACTTGGGACAACATTTTGACTAAGAACCCTGCTGTGTTGACAGAGATTGTGTACCCGTCAACGACTGCGTACAGGGTGAACGCTACGTTCCAGAAAGATATGCGGTTCCGGCGTTGTTCGTTCAAGGTACAACTGACCACTGATGGGACTGCGCTTACGGGTCCTGCCAGAATCATGGCTTTGTCTATTCACGCAACAACGAAGAAGGGTATCTCAAGCATTCTGCAATAATGTGAGCTATTATGAGGCAGGAACGTTTCTTAGGGAGTTATCATGCAACAATCGTATGAGCTTGGCACCTACGCCAAGAACCCTTACGCTGCCGGTCAGCAACGGTACGGCCTCTCGGCTACTTCTACCCCTAATGGTGGCAGGACGGCCAACAAAGAAGGTTACATTGACAGGGAACGTCGCAACAAGATGAAACGTAACGTGTATTTGCGTTGGATGCAGGACAACAGTCAGGGTGCTTATGGCACTTCTAACGCTATGAGACGAGGCAAATAATGGTTTACGGCGAACCCCCAAACCAAACCAAAACTCCCCGGACAGCGACTCAAGCTAGTAGCGG